CGCTGCATTGATGCCGAATTCGGTTTATCCGGCATTGGCATCGCGGGGCGGAAAATTCACCTTCGGCCGGGCAGGCATCGTATCGATGCCGACACGCTCGAGCACGCCGACGATCGCCGGGTCGTTTGTCGCGCAGGGATCGCCTATTCCAGTGAGGCAAGGAGCGTTCACCGCCATTACCTTCACGCCGAAGAAAATGGGTGTGATCAGCTCTATGACTAGAGACATTGTGGAGCATTCCACACCCTCAATCATGGAGCTCATCCGCCAAGCCATCATCGAGGACACGGCGGTGGCCATCGACTCGGTGCTGCTCGATGCGACGGCGGCGACGACCACCCGCCCGGCCGGGTTGAAGTCGGGTGTCAGTGCCACATCCGCAACGGGCGGCGGCACCATTACCGCGCTGATCGGCGATATCCGCGGGCTGACGTCGGCGCTGATCACAGGTACCAACGGTAATCTGCGGTCGCCGGTCTGGATCATGAACCCTGGCGATATCTTGGCGGCATCGTTGCTGCCTGCCACTGCGGGCGGCGGCGAATTCCCGTTCAAGACGGAACTGACGGGAGGAACGCTGCAAGGCTATCCGGTCATCTCTAGTAGCAACGTCACGGCCGATACGATGCTCCTGGTCGATGCTGGAGATTTTGTCAGCGTGACGGGTGACGCTCCTCGCTTCGACATTTCGGATCAGGCGACGATCCATATGGAGGATACGACGCCGCTGGCGATCAGCACCGCCGGATCGCCGAACACCGTGGCCGCACCCGTGCGTTCACTCTGGCAAACGGACTGCCTGGCCGTCCGCATGCTGCTCGACATCAACTGGGGTATGCGTCGGACAGGCGTCGTGGCCTGGACGCAGACGATGACCTGGAACTGATCTGATCGATCCTCCAAGCGAAAGCAGGCCGCGCTAATGCGGCTTGCTCTTTTCTCATGAAACAGGAGGCCATCACATGGCTAAGGAAGTTCGCAAGACCAAGGACCATCCCGAAGTGCAGGCGCTGCAGGAGCAGCGCGAGGCACAAGCTGTCGCAAACGAGGAAGCAATGGAGCGGATGGATACCGCGCAACCAACGCCGACGCAGGAGGAAAACGATCTTGCGCGCCTCGGCATTCATGTCGACGAGAAGGAGCCCGATGGCAGCGGGCCGACCGTCATCACCAAGACGATCGTTGCCAACGTTCCGCTTGGCTACGACACGCGGTCTGTGAAGGCCAAGGAACCCAAAACGGATTGGAAATCGTAAAAGGCAAACTCGGCGGGGATTGAACTATGCCTCGTATCGCCGTCTCAGCGACAATCCCCGCCGGTCAATCTTGATGCGCATCCTCGGCCTGCCAATTCCGTTCACCGGCGAAAACCAGAAGGGGCTCAGCTCGTTGCCATATGCCGGCGGCAACAACTGGTATCCGGTCATTCACGAGTCGTATCCTGGCGCCTGGCAGCAAAACGTTTCGATCAACACCGACACCGCGGCATCGTTTCACGCTGACTTTGCATGCAAAACATTGATTGCGCGCGACATCGCCAAGCTACGCGTCAAGCTGATGGAAAGGGTCGGCAACATCTGGTCCGAGACGACCAATCCTGCATTCAGTCCGGTGTTGCGGCGGCCGAACCGCTATCAGACGCGCAATCAGTTCTGGGAATGCTGGATGTTGTCCAAGCTTTCCCGCGGCAATACCTACGCGCTGAAGGAGCGCGACAATCGCAACGTCGTCATCGCGCTGCACGTGCTCGATCCGACGCGGGTGCAGCCGCTCGTCGCTGACGACGGCAGCGTGTTCTATCGGATCAGCGGCGACAATCTCGCTGGCACGGCCGAGGCCACGGTGCCGGCGCGCGAGATCATCCACGACCGGATGAACTGCCTGTTTCATCCGTTGTGCGGCACGCCGCCAATATTTGCCAGCGGGCTCGCCTCGATGCTCGGCATCAACGCGCAGAAAGCGTCGGCATTGCTGTTCGAGAATTCATCGACGCCTGGCGGCATCATCACGGCGCCGGGCGAGGTCAGTCCGGAGGAACGGCAGCGCGTCAAGGAAGAATGGGAAGCCCGCTTTTCGCGGCTCAATATCGGGCGCGTCGCGGTGCTGTCGGGCGGCGCTAAATACGAAAAACTGCCGATGACCAACGTCGAAGTTCAGATGATCGAGAACCTGAAATGGTCGGCCGAGGTGGTGTGCAGCGTTTATCACGTGCCGCCGTACAAGGTCGGTGTCGGCGTATTGCCGAGTTATAACAACATACAGAGTTTAAATATTGAATACTTTTCGCAAGGGTTACAGAGTCATCTGGAGGAAGCCGAGGAGCTGCTCGACTACGAGCTTGGCCTTGGTGGTTGGGCGACCGGCCTCGGCACCGAGTTCGACACCGAAGCACTGTTGCGCATGGACAGCGTGACGCAGATCACCGCCATCCGCGATGCGATCGGCGCGGGCGTGCTGGCACCGAACGAGGGCCGCGAAAAACTCGACCTCAAGCCGGTCAAGGGCGGCGAGTCGCCATACCTGCAGGAGCAGAACTTTAGCCTGGCCGCACTCGCCAAGCGTGATGCGCAGGCCGACCCGTGGGCGTCGAAGACACCGGCACCGGCACCAGCACCGCCCGCGGCAAACGACGCGATGGCGCCGGCCAAACAAATGGACGACGAGCAAATTGCTGCGATGAAGAATATTGCTCGCTGGGGCGCGAAGTCGATGCTGGCTGCATGAGGGTATGATGGATCATCGCGTCGTCACCGCATTGCTGGAAGCAATCATCCCTGAGGTGAAAGAGCATTCGGCCAACCTCGTCACGCCGATCAAGGGCGAGCTCGAGAAGCTCGGGGTTCGCCTTGTTGAGCTTGAGACACGCCAGCCCGCGCGCGGCGAGAAGGGCGAGCCTGGTGCTGCACCGACCGTTGAGCAGGTCGCCGAGGCTGTCCGCACGCTGCACGTCGAGGCGATTATCCGTGATGCGCTGATGGCCGAGGCGCACAAGGGCGGCATCGACGTGTTGGCACCGCAGGACGTGGCGGCGGAAATGTCCAACGCCACCGCGATGCTGGCCGAGCCGTTCACCGGCCGCACCGCGGGTGCCGAGAAGGCGTTCGCCAGGCCGCGCAGTTTCCGCTTCGAGCGCGATGCCGAGAACCGCATCGTGGCGGCGATCGAGGAATAGCGATGCAGATCAATCTGTCCGACGATGCGCGCAACGCGATGGTCGGCGAGGTGACAACCCTGATCGACGGCGAGCGCGGCAATGGCCGGATCGAGTTGCTGTCGTCGTCCGGCCTGGTGCTCGCCTCGCTGCAATGCTCCAAGCCATGCGCCGCACCGCCAATCAATGGTGCCGTCACGTTCAACGCCATTGCCGAAGATCCATCCGCCAAGGCATCGGGCACTGCGGTCAAGGCGCGCATCGTCGATGCGATCGGCGGCGTCGTGTTCGAGTGCGACGTGAGCGACAGCCGCGGCGACGCAGTCATCCGCCTGAACTCAAACCGGATCGTGGCCGGCGGTCCCGTGCGCATCAGGGAATTCGTTTTGGTCATGCCGGCATAAAAAGGAAAACACCATGAGCATCAGCAATACGACTGAGGACGCGATTTTAAATTTGGTCTTTAGCGCCACGACCTGGGCGAACTATGCGATCAACGCCACGTCGTCGCCCGAGACCAACATTCACACCGCGCTGATGACGGCGGACCCGACCGACTCGGGAACGATGTCGTCGAACGAAAGCGCATATACCAACTACGCGCGCGTCAACGTTGCCCGATCAACCGGCTTCACGACCTCATCCGCTGGCAGCGTCAGTCCGGCGGCCGCGATCAACTTTGCGTCCAGCGGCGCGTCGGGCACCACCATCACGCACTTCGCCTTCGGCAAGACCGGCGGCAGCACGGTGGCGATCCTCTGGTCGGGCACGGTCACGCCCAATATCGCAATAGGGGCCGCGGGCATCACGCCCCAGCTCACTACAAGTACCACGGTGACGTTGGATTAATTTCTCTATATAGTTGCATGCTGCACGAGCACTTTCATGCTGCGCTGGTAGCGCTCGACATTCCTCTGCTGCGCAAGATGTGGGCGCACGTCCGCCCCAACATGCCACAGCCGCAGAGCGACGAGGACGCACTGCAGCAGGCGCACTATGCGCGCACGATCATGACCTCGATGCTGTTTCGCACGCGCGCTTACTCGCATGCATGGCTGATGGAACGCAGCCTGCCGTCTGGTCTGCCGGACAATATGCGTCCGCGGGCGCAGCGCATCTATCCGGTCACCGTGGGATCGGTGGGCATTGCGGTGCGTGGTGCGACTGAGTTGGGCCGGGCGGTGGCGCCGGTTGTTCGCACTGCGATGGAGATCGCGGTGCAGGAGGCATACGCCGATGG